CCCGTAAAAAGTTTCGTAAAGTGCATGGTAGGGATATTGAAAAGAAAATTGGTAAGGAGGGGATTGCAGCTACCGAGGAAGAGGTGGCACTTGTTACGCAACCCGAGGCCGATGGTGACGATCCGTTTAGTTGGTCAGATTCCGAAGCGATTACTATCAATCATTATTACCTTAGAAAATATGAGAAAGATACGCTATATAAATTATCAAATGGTAATGTTTTAAATCAATCTGAAATGGATGATTTGATTGAAGATTCCCGCGATATGAATCAACGCAATCAGGACTTGGAATTGCAGCAGCAATTAATGGGTGAACAAGGCATGTCGCAAATGCCTATGCAATCACCCCAAGAGGCTAGTGAACCTAATCCCATGCAATTACCTATGCCTGCGGGTGGATTGCAATCCCCTGGTAATGGCAATCAAGAGATTATTCCACAAGAAAATGGAATGGATGTATCAAAGCCTAAGATTGATATCACAGAATCAATGATTGATGAATCACCGGAAACTATGACATTATGGCAAGATGGTCAGATAGTTCGTATTGAAGACAAGCGTCCTAGTAAACGCCATAAGATTATTCATTATCAATTTGCAGGAGACTATGAACTTGATAAAACTGAATTCCCCTCCGAACAGCTTCCTCTTGTTTTTGTTGATAACAAGAGCGATTACGACAAAACAGGAAAGCAAGTTACCCGTTCATTCTTCGGTGATTGCAAAGATACCCAGCGTTACATCAACTACCTACGTACCCAATCGGCTTACATACTTAAAGTCTCCCGATACGATCAATGGATTGGCAGTAAAAAGAACGTAGCATCCCTGGACACACAAAGAAACTGGCGCGATCCCAATTCCACACAGGGCATGATTACCTATGATGAATCCCCATCGGGTGCGAAGCCTGAACAGATAAGAGCACCTGAGCTTTCAGCAAGTTTATTTCAACAATATCAGTTAGCTATTGAAGATTTATATACGTCCACAGGCCTTTATCCGGCGCGCATGGGGGATATGGGAAATAATGGAGGTGAGGCTTCCGGTAAAGCACTTGACCGATGGCAGAGACAGGGCAGTTATGCCACTGAGATATTTTCTAATTCATTAAAGCGTGCCGTGCAAACAGGGGGTGCAATTGTTAATGAAATGATACCGCGCGTTTATGATACTGAGCGCGTTATGGCCTTAATGACACCTGATGAGGGCATGAAAAACATTACAATTAATAAACAAAATGATGAATATGGCGAGCAAATTGAAAATGATATACGCAAAGGAACCTACCAGGTACGCATAAAACCAGGGCCAAGTTATGAGGGGCAAAAACAAGAGGCATTGCAATCGTTACAACAAGTACTTCAAGCCGATCCCACGGCATTTAATATTATTGCTGATTTGTATGCCGATAATCTGCCCCTTGCTAATAACCTTGAGATTAGGAACCGCCTTAAAACACGTGTATCGCCACAAATTATAGAAGCGGGTAAGACGGGTAAAATGCCCCCTCAACCCGGTCCATCGCCCGAAGAACAACAATTGCAATTACAGGCACAAAACCAGCAACAAATTGTTGCGCTTAAAGGAAAAGAGTTAGAACTTAAAGACAAAGAAATCACCCTTAAACAACAAGAAATCATGATGGAGGCGCAATTCAAAATACAAGAACTAGAGACAAAACGGCTTGAAACAGCAGGAAAGCTACAAGAGCAGGAGCTTCGATATCAATCAGAAACTGAGCGTACCCAGGCTGATACGGCTATGGCGCACGCGGATAATCTTGTGAAGATATTGACGCATAAAATACCCGATTTAAAGGATTAGATTCATGCCAACAAGTAACATAGATGATTTATTAATGGGTGGTAAAAGTAACATTCATCCTGAAACACCGGAACATGTCGATGCGAATAATGACAATAAACCTATGGGTGATATTGACGGGGATGCACCGGATTATGGGGAGGATGAAACAGAATCGAATGATGAGTCCATAGAAAATAATGAGGGTGACGAAAAAGATTCAATTGAAGAGCCTGAAAAAGAATATGATGAGGATGAATACGGCAATACGAAAGAGCGCATGAGTAAGGGGATGAAAGAGCGTTTGGATAGAAAAGAAAAACAACATCAAAGAGAAATTGAGCAACGTGAAATTGAAATTAATAACCTGAGATCTCAACTTAAAAATGAAGGGGCTAGCCGTGAAGTACAACAAGCCGCTAAGGATTTTGAGTACGATCCTGAAAGTAGTGGCGATTGGCAGCAGCAATTAGCGAGCTTTGTAAAGCAAACAGTAAGTAGCATGAGTCGCGAGGAGGCTGAAACTAGACAGCGTCATGAAGATGCCCAATTACAACATGAGTTTGAATCGAAATTTAAAACAGGCATGGAAAAGTTTAGTGATTTTTCAGATGTTGTAAGTGCATTGCCGTTTCAAATCAGTAACCCCATGACCTTAGCTACTCGTGCAATGGCAGATCCTGCGGCTTTTCTTTACGCAGCTGCTAAACGCCAACCAGCAGAGCTTGAGCGTATATCCAAGATTCGCGATCCTTACGCACAAATGACTGAGATGGGACGCTTAGAGGAACGTATGCGAAAAAATAAACCTACAACTAATGCGCCAAGACCGCTAGGTCGAACTACAGAGGATTCCACGGGTCGTGAAACTAAGAAAAAAACAGAACCTACAATTGAGGATTTAATTGCACGCGCTGATGCTAAGAAATTAGCTAAGCGTAAAGTAGCACCGATGAGAGGGAGACGATAATGGATGAACATATAACCCTTGATAATTGGAAGCCTGAAGTCAGTATAAATAAACTTGTAAAATCCCAATGGAGAAAAGAGGCTAATCATGGAAATTATGATATGCGCCCTGGATTAGATGAGATACGAAAAATTAAAATGCATATTAAAAAAGGCAAGTTTGACCATGAAATTATGGAAGCATTCGGCATTGATTGCGACACGCTGGTTGCAATTAAAAAAGATAAATACCATCCTGTGGATGGCATATCCATGGATAACTTATCAAAAATCTATAAAGGATTTAAGGAAATTGAAAATAAAATCACCAATCTTTATCAAGCCCTTAATATGCTTGCAGACAATGCTTTTAGTGAAGAGAAAACAGCTAAAAGAATACTTTTTAAATCATTAATCAAAGTGTCTAAGAAGAAAACCGTAACCCAGGATGATTTTGAGGATGATGAAGAGTTTGATGACGAGGATGATATTGAGTAAACCTAATGCCAGGGCAGTGATGAGCTGCCTTTTCGCTCGCGAAGCTAGGCATTCCAATAATATCGTGATTTGACAACATTGAAAAGCAATACTATTATACAAATTGATGCGTAAGGGAACCCATCACCCACCAAACACATAGACGCGTATTTATTGTCGCCCGTCGGACTTGAAATTAAGGTGCTCATTAAGAGCTTTTTATATATTCATTTTCGTACAGGGAGTACAATAAAATGTCTAATGTATTCAGGGAGACCCAATACGTCCTCGACGACGTGTTCGTTCGATTTTGGAACAGTTTGTCCTTTGCACGCACAGCTAACCGTAACCTAGAAGCTGATTTCAAAAATCTAAGATTCGCAACAGGTCAAACCATTGATTACCGTTTGGAAGAACGTTATCTAGCAGGCGAAGGTGCTTCAGCTACTTCCGAAGCTCGCGTTCAAATCATCCGACCTTTATCCATTACAAAGCAATTTAGAACCATGATTGAGTACACGGGTTTTGAATTGACTTTTGATAGAGCGCGAGATGAGCCTTATTTGGAAATGGCTAATGCGCCACGTGCTAAACGTTTGGCAAACTTAGTTGAAGGGTTTATTGCGACCACTTTTCAAGATCAGGTTTATAACTCCGTTGGTACACCAGGTGTTCCTGTAGATTTTAATACCATTTTATCAGCTGATGCATTAATGACGCAGTTGGCAATTCCTGAAGATGGAAAGCGTTTTGCAGGGGTTGGCCCACGGATTGCAGCAAATCTATCAAATGACTTATTTAATACATTCAATGATACCGTAAACACAGGAGCACTGATTGATGGGTTTGTTGGGCATCTATCAGGTTTTGATTTCTTTAAAACAAACTTTTTACAAAGACAAATCGCAGGTGCAGGTCAATTAGGTGGCTCTCCTCCAGCAGGATTTTTATTAGCTGGTACGGTTACCAATGGGCCAATTTCAGGTGGTAATACAATTTCTGTAACAGGTCTTGGTCAAGCCCCTGGTACGGTTGTGTTTAATGTGGGTGATATTATCCAGATAGCCCCTGCGGCAGGTGTGTTTGCCGTTAATCCATTGACCTATGAGCCTATTTATGAAGCTCCTGCTCAATTTGTTGTTACAGCAACAGTTATATCCGCTAACGGCTCAACCGCTGATATTCCTGTTAACCCAACAATTGTTGTAGGCCCTGATGCGCGAGCCAATATTTCAGCATCAATACCCAATGGTGCGCAAATATTACTTTATGCCGATCATAATGTGTCCCTTGCTTATCATACACAAGCCGTAGTGTTTGCAGCCCCTCCAATCAAAGAATTACGGGGTGGTGTTGAAGCGGTGACTCGATACTCTGATTTGTATAAATTAGCGATGACGTATTCATTGGGTGCGGATATCAGGAACTATGAACAGTTAGACCGTATTGACGTTATATGCGGTGTGGCTATTAACCCTGAGTTTGCTGTGATGATTATGTCTTAATTTTTATACCACTCCAGACAGTTTGTTTTTTTCATGGTGTCTGGAGTGGTTACTAAACAAGGAAAGGTGATTTATGGAAGGGATTCCAGCTAATTACTTAGGGCGCATCGTTTCAAAGCTAAACTTTCGCGCTTTTATTTATGCATCCGATGGATCTCAAAAACTTGTGAACTCATGGGATGATTATGAGAAACACATGGAAACCGGGTTATGGTTTGCATGTATAGAGGACATTGTTAAAAAAGAGGAAACTACTCCAGAAACTCAAGTTTCCATAAAGAAAAACAAAAAAGTGTCTAAAGAAGTAAAGGATGATTTCTTGCCAAGGGATTGATTATGACACCAATGACTGTACGCGAGTTTGTCTTTCAAATGTATCGGCTCATTAACGCGTCAAATCCTACAATACCGCTTCATGGTGATGATGAATCACTTGCTATACGGGTTTTAAATCAATTATTAAATTCTTATTCCAGTTCTGGATTAATGACAACCATTGCACAAACTGTATCGGTTAATATCAATACACCGATTAGTCAGATTTTTTTTACCGATCCGGATTATTCAACGATAACAACCCATAAAGAAATTGTTACATTAGCAACAGGATCGCCTTCATTTACGGTGGCCGATGGCACGATTTATTTTATCGGTGATTTAGTAACGGGGGCTGGTATTCCTGCCTTATCCACGATTATTTCCATAGTGGGTAATATTGTAACCATAAGCAACAATGCCACGATTAGCTTGCCCTCAATGCTAACATTTAGCCATGATGCATCCGATCCTACCGTTGCTTATATTAAGCTAGGTCGATTGGCAAACTTAGATAGTGCTTGGCTATTACTCGATGGCGTAACCTATCCATTAATCGATAAATCACGAGATGAATTTTTAGCGGCTTGGAAGTATGAGCCATTAATTGGATTGCCACGATTTATAATTACATTTCCACAAACGGTCTATGTCTCGGCACAATTGTATCCTGCACCCAGCCAATTTTTTACCTTTTTTTGCCGAGGTAAATTTAAATTGCCGCCCTTAACGGCCAATAGTGACTTATCCGGTATTCCCGATTATTACATATTGTATTTTCTGTATGCAGTAGGTAAATACGTTTCAAAGTTTAAAAGTCGGGGCAGTGCGTGGACTCCTGATTTAGAAGCTGATTATCGTGAATTGAAAGACAATATTGAGGGAGCCTCTGAAGTGAACTTATCCATTGCAGGCGATGAGCAATCATTGCTTAACGGAGCCTTTAGGGTCAAAGCTGGAATTTAATAAATGCAGCTTGTTGCATTATGGTTTTTGATATATAATATCTCCTTTTAAAAGGAGATAAGATGGAAAATATAAATGGTTTTACAGTAATAAGTGATGTTTGGATTAATGAAAAAAATTGTTATAAATGTAAAGCAGTATGTAAGATTTGTAATAAAGAATTTGAAACCAATTATCATGCGCTACATAGAATGAAAAGTTGCGGATGTGCAAGACCTGTTCAATTGAAGGCTTTGCCGGAATTTATAAATGGTTTTAAAGTAATCAAATGCCATGGATATAATACAATAAAAAAAAATGGTAGATGGTCTACTGTTGAATGTAAAGTTTGTCATAAAGAATATGATGTTGATCCTAATCAGTTACAATATAGAAAACATTGTGGGTGCATGAAGAAAGGAGTGATAGCTAGTAGATATAATAAATCGCATCCTCAACTTTCACAAACGATTAAGCACATGATAAGCCGATGTTATAACAAAGATAACCAAGATTATTACAATTACGGTGCAAGAGGAATTAAAGTTTGCGATGAATGGTTAAAAGATAGGAATGTATTTATTGAATGGGCTTTATCTAATGGATTTGAAAATAATAAAAAGTTGTCGATTGATCGTATTAATAGTGAAGGAGATTATAATCCCTCTAATTGCAAATGGTCTGATGCCACTGAACAGGCAAGAAACACAAGAAGAAATGTTTTAAATATTGATTTAGCACGACAACTTAGAAAAGATGCAAGTACCATGACGTATTTGCAATTGTCGAAAAAATATAATGTTAGCAAAGGGACAGTTTCAGCTGTTATAGCTAATGTAATCTGGAAAGAATAACCTTTAAAGGATGGCAGGATGCCACAATCACCAGTTAATGGCGCAACCATAGAACAATTGCCAATCTTTTGCTATTTTGATAGACAAAGATTTACACAGTTTGGATCGCAAGACTGTGCTAATTGGTACGGTATATCGGTTGATACAGCCAAGAAAAAACAAGCCCTATACCCTACTATGGGACGTGCTCATATTAATTTTTTAAATCAAAATAGATTAATATTTAACGCTGAACCCACGCAAGTTTTTAAATCCATTAATTACCTTTATATAGTGGATGGCACGCAAGTTATCCAATTTGATAAATTTTACAATAGAAAAACATTACCCATAAGCGTGACATTAGGCGAGGCTATTTGGGCAGATACATTAGCCGTTGATACGAATGTTTATACAATGATGACGGATGGGCATAGTATATTTTTAATTACTGAAACAGGATCTACGGTAACGGCGCAAGTTGTTTCAGATATAAATCAACCTAAAAACCCTCGTTATGTCGCGGCTTTCGGTAATCGTTTTGTCGTAAGTACTGATTTAACCCCTAATTTTACCTTATCAACGATTGATGTAGCAGGAGGAGCAGCAGCTTGCTTTACAATAAACGGTGCGCCCTTATTCAATAGAGCATCCGGTGTAATCGGTCAATTTGCGGTATTACAGAATCAACTCTACATTTTATGTGATTTTACAACGGATGTATGGGCAAATATTGTCTCATCCGTTACTTTAAGTACAGGGGTTGTTTTGTCATTCCCATGGAAACAAAATTCGTCTTATAACTTTGATTATGGAATATCAGATCCTAACTCACTTAATGTCGATTTTGGCATGATGGTCTGGTTAGGGAGGAACTCATCTGGTTTAGTAACCTTTATGATGTCAGATGGTCAGGTTCCAAAACCTATATCATCACAAGCGGTGAATGTATTACTACAAGATTCAACACATGCCTCCGCAATGTCACCCTTTTTATTTGATGAGGTGGATGGATTCCTATACCAATATGAGAATACTATTTTTTACAGAGCCAATGCCGGAACCTTTGTAGGTCTTGGTGAGCTTGATATTGAAGATAATCAAAATTCTATTGAATATAATTTTGCAACACAAACATGGGGGCGATGTATTGAATTGGATGGGGATAGAAATCGCATACAAAAGCATGTTTATTTTAATAATACGCATTTGGTGACGGTGCAAGGCGATGCAGCCATGTATGAGATGGCGGGTAATATTTATTACAATGAGTTATTAAATCCTGCACAACCTAATCATCAAGCAGCCGATGCATTTTTAAAGTATCCTATGAGGTATGAGCTGACTACACAGCAAATATTTTTAGAAAATTATGCGGAGTTTATGGATGAATACGTTGAAATTGACTTTGTATTTGGCGATCAAACGTTTTATAACAACAATGCGCCTTTCGATAATACGGTCTTCATTGTGGGTGAAGCTAGTACTCCAACCGTTCCTGTATATGTGGTCGAGGAGGATGGTTCCACCTTCGTTATTCAAGATGGCACGAATACACCTACTTTTGATGATAACCATTATAACGCTTTATTTAAGCCTTATCTGGAACTTTATTACAGCGATGATGGCGGGATAACTTTTACTCAAGCTGATGTTAGGGAATTTAGTCCTCTTGGTGCATACCGATGGCGGATGCGTTGGTATGAGCTAGGCACGTCAAGAAATCGGTGTTATCGATTGGTTGCGGTATCAAGCGCACCCATTGTGGTATTAGGTGGAGTACGCAATACGAGGATTATTAGCGGGGGTGCTAATTAATGACTCTTTTTCTGGATAAAATAGATTCAGCACCTATTTCTAATCGGGATTTTGACCCCCAATTTTTACAATGGATTTGGGTTTTAGTAGATTCATTAAATGAAAATTTAACCGATATTGAAAGGGCTTTTAATTTGTCGGCAGCTGCAAGTTATACGGCGGCACAAATTAATACCATGCAAACGGCAACACCTAGTCAATTAAGTGACGGTATAATTTTATATGATACAACGAACAATGAATATGTTGGACGAATTAGCGGTACGTTAGTTAAGTTTACAACGGCCGCATACCCATAAAGGAAAAGGAGTTTCCTATGAGCTGGTTTTCTAGTTGGTTACATCCTGAGAAAGGATATGAGAAAGGCCAAGAAGAATTAGACAAATATTATGCGCAAAGTCAAGGATTTTTAAATCCTTATAATCAGCAAGGGCAGGCGCAATATTCTAATTTAAATGACATGATTAATAAATTAATGAATCCTGCGGCCTTAGAGGATGAGTGGAGTAAGAACTATAAAATATCTGATGCTGCGAAGTACGCACAAGAATCAGCTCAAAATGAAGGGTTAGATGTCGCAAACTCTATGGGTTTGGTTGGATCAACCCCCGCTTTGCAAGCAATACAGGCGGGTAGTTCCCGTATTGGTGCACAAGATAGGCAAAATTACTTAAATGATTTAATGGAAAAATATAAGACGGCCGCTGGACTATCACAGGGAATTTATGGAACGGGTGCTAATGCGGCAGGTGCGCAATCGGGTAATGCTATGCGTATGGGTGAGAACTCAGCTAATTTAGCTTACGGCCGTGAGAATTCGGGTGGTAATATGTTCAGTAATATTGCTGGTCGTGCGATACCAATGGCTTTAGGATTTGCATTAGGTGGGCCGGCTGGAGCTGCGGTAGGATCTGGATGGAATCCTTTTGGAGGTAAATAATGGCTCTTAATATTCCATTGCCAGGCGTTCCAGGTGATACCTTTGGCAAAGCTTTAGATAGCGGTGGTAATTTATTTTCACAAATAATGAATCCTATTCTTGAGCGTGAGAAACAAAAGCAACTAGAGGAACATTTCCAGGCGCAATTGGGGTTGAGTAAGGCGGCTGCTGGTCGTGCTGCTCAGGCTGCATCTGATGCGCATAGATTGGCTATGATGAAGTTAGATCCCAAATATGCAATCAATCAACTTAAACAAAAACTGGAATTTATAAACAGTTTAGGTGTCGGACAGGATGATCAGCAAAATACTCAACAATCTGCTGAGCAACAATATCCTGACTTGCATAAAATGTTTATGGGTCAAGGAGTATTTCCAGAAGGAACTATTGAAACGGGAAATTTGGATTTAAGCAACAGACCACAAGTGCCTAATCCTGATATTGGTACATTCCCGTTAAGCAATCCTAAAACTAGTACAGTACTTTCTATGAGTATTGGAACACCAGAAGGTGAAGTTTTAATACCTAGAGTTTCGGATGATGGTCGCATATTAACTCCTGAACAGGCTAAGGAGCAATTTAAGCGTACTGGTAAGCACATGGGTATTTATAGTTCTCCTGATGAGGCAACCCGTGCGGCTAAATCTATCCATGAAGACCAGGCTAAAATGATTTCTCCTAAATCACAAAAAGCTGGAAATCCATTACCTGGCGGCTTAACTTTAGAAGAATTAAAGCGTGCATTGACCTATCAAGCATTGGGATTGAAGGTTCCTCCTATTGGACAAAATGTACTTCATGGGCCTGCCCGTGATGCCTCCGATCTTGCGAAACTAAAAGCGCAAGTAGGTGAAAACAGCGAAGTTTATCAAAATGCAAAAGCTGCATATGATGCTCAGCTTGATGCAAAAAAAGATTTGCGTGATATAAGAGAGCGTACAAAACAGGGATTAAAAGTTGGGGAAAAAGAATTTTTTGATGAAAAAACTGGCGTACCACTTGGTAAGGAAATACCATTAACAGCCAAGGAGCGCGAATCAGAAGAAGGAAATATTTTATTTAATGAATTATATCCTTATGTTTATAAAGGTGCTTCTCCATTTTCTGGTGAGGGTTCCATAACTCGACTCGAAAACGCTGCTAGAAATTATAAAACAGATCCTAAAGCTCGTAAATTATTTGATGATTATTTGTTGGCTGATAAAATGATGGCAGCTACAACCGTGAATGAAGCCTCTACATTAAAAGCTGGAAAAACTAATCAAACATACAATAGATTACAAGCATCATTGGAGGCTCAAGATATTCCAAGAATAATTAAAAAAATTATCAAGGAATATGGTGTTCCATCAGGTGCACAATTAAAAGCTGCCATGAGATATCAAAAATTATTATCCGATGCGCGTATTAAAGCACGTAAAAGTACCCCTGCAACTCAGAAATTATTCTATAATCCTGAAATGCAAGCCCAACATGAAGAAGAAAATAATAATAGGGATGTTTCTAATTACACTGATGATCAGAAAGTGAAAGTCGATATGGGTAATGGAAAAGTAGAAATAATGACCTATAAACAGGCTAAATCAAAAGGATACGCATAACATGGCTACTCCAAAAATAATAGGTACAGTTGATTCTAATAAACTTAAAATCATTGGATTGGCTGATGAAGATGTCGATAATGGTGAGTATTTAGATAATCTACCTCAACCCGAAGGATCACACCCTTTTCGTGATATTTTTATCGGATTAACTCATGCTGGTCGAAATTTACATAATTTTCCACATGATGTGGTTCAATCTTTTGAAAATGCCGGAAAATCTTTTGGAAATAAGATTAATAATTCTTTACCTTTACCAAAAGAATTTCAAGATAAATTAGATTCTATGCCTAAACATGAACCTTTTAGATTGTCTGAACATTTGCCATACGATCCGAATTCCTATGCTGATGTGTTTGGTCAAAAAGGTGAAGGAACTTTATTAGATAAAATAATTCAAAAAGGAACAGAACATGCACCTGAATTAATAGGAGGTGGAGGATTATTACGCGGAGGTGTTAGAAGACTTAAAGGAACGCATCAGCTTGATAGAGTGAGAAGATCAATGAATGGAAGAAACATTCCTGGATTGGCTTATCCTGAACATGTGATTGAAGAGGCAAGAAACTATATGCCACGAAGTCATGCCGTCAATGAAATGATTAATCAAGCTGAATCAGGACAATATGATCCATTAATGTCCATGCAATCACAAGTCGGATATCATCAACGAAATTTGACACGATCACCTTTAGCCGCCGAAAGACTGCTTGCACCAAGAGCTGGGGAATTAAAACAAGTAATGTTGAGACACTTACAGGACGTCATGAGAACACATGGACTACATAATGAAGCTGATTTATTGGCAAGAGGTGTTAATAATTATAGAGTATACAAACAAGTTCAAAATGCTGTTTTGCCTGTATTGAAAAAAGTGGGTATTCCTACTTCAATTCTAGCTGCTATAGGATTTGGATACAAAAAAGCAAAAAAAATTTTAAATGATTAGTATTGGTCGCAAGTGCATTTTATATTAGAAGCATTTGCTTCACAACAAGATGATGTTTTTTCTAATATAAAAGCAATAGTTAAGCAGGATATACCGAATATAAAAAGACACATTAACATTACATTTACTCCAATTTAAAACTAAATAAAACCATATTTATGTAAAATAATAGGAATGATTACTCCCGAAACTATCAAAGCAATTACCCAATTAAATTTGCTATTTACCCCATCAACCTTTCGTTCTAATTTATCAAACTTATAATCTATATGATTAAACAATGCATCATGAGTTCGTAACTTTACTTCATGTTCAATATATTGTTCCTGTTCTTTTGTTAAGCCACTCAAAACATTTACTCCAATTTAATGAACAAATTTAATAACAGAAATTAACGTACCGCTAAATAATGCATATAAACCGACTATCAATGTCATAGTCCATCTAAATTGCGATCTATTTTCAACTATCATTGAGTCCAATCGTTTATCTATACCTAATACTGCACTTTCTACAATTGAAATCCTTGTTTCCTGGTTATAAAAATCTTTTATGTCAATAACATCACTCACTTATTAATCCATCCTCTATCTTCGAATTTTTCAAAGCTTTTCTCCAATCTTTCGATATGATTTTTTAGATATCCAATTTCTATACGTAAAATTGATATATCTGTTTGATGCTTAAATAAAAGCTTTGTTTTGTATATTTCAAATGATTCTTCTTCATTATCAATCATAATCAAACCATCCTCCAATAATGGAGGAATATGGGGATTAAAACTGTTGTGAACATAGCACCACAAGTTCCCATGATGATATTCAATTTTCTATTTTGTTGTTTATAAATAATGTCATGTAATCTTATTCGCACTTCATGATCTATATACTGCTCTGTAGTCTTTTCCATTAAATCACCATCTAGTTATATTTGCTATAATACCATGGATTGGACAAATAACAAGCATTATTTTATAGGAGATTGAAATGGCACAAATAAAAGGAAATAGGGTTAATTTTAGTAAAACTATTCCAGATACAATGACTACCGAAGAATCCAATACTCTTGCAAGGAAAAAGGCCTTACAAGATAAGACAAATCGCGCACCCCAATATAATAAGGGTATTTCCAAGGGTAAGCGTGATATTGATTATTCAACAGAAATTTAGGAGATTGACATGCCATTTAAAAGCCGATCACAAGCTCGTTACTTATTCGCTAAAGAACCGGAAGTAGCAAGGGAATTTGCAAGTAAAACCAAGAGTATTAAGAGTTTGCCGGATAAGGTTAAGAAAAAGAATAAAAAGTAGTATGATGCAGAAAAAGGAAAGCCAGCTAGAGCTCGAAACTCTAATTTGCTGGCTTGGATGTTACGCTAATAACAGGATTATTCTAGATCATGGCTAATAAAAAATCAAATGTTCCTTACGATCAAATTCCACATGTTGTTTTAAACCATCCGCAAACTACTCCTGACCATAAAGAAATTATGCGTGTTCTTTTTAAAGTTCTTAAAGATGTTCCTATTTGTATTTATACCAATGAGTGTCTATCTATAAATTGCAGGATTCCTTTAAGAACAATAGAAAGAAAGATTCCAGAATTAAATAAAATGGGATTTATTAATATAACCGGCAAAGGAAGAGGAAGACGAATCTCTCTTGGAATATTATTCGACAACACCGCCAAATTGGCGGTTAATAAATTTAACTCCGCCAAATTTGCAATTAACTCCGCCAAAAGTGATCCTTTACTCCGCCAATGTGGCGGACACAATAATCCTTATACTAATCCTTATACTAAGGTGAATGATTCAGATGAGGTTGTGGATAAGTCTAGGGAGTTAGGAATAAAAGCAATTGGTGAGATTCTTATTGATCTTAAATCGGATATTTAGCCAAAAATAAATAACCATGCTAATATAACCAAATAAATGACACAGGATGTGCATCATGCCCATAGGTATACGCGGAATTAATCCAATTTGGACGGAATTTGATCTTACGGGAAATCTTTTTGACGACAGCTTTTGGATGTATGTCCTACAAAACACCATTCCCTACATGCCCACACCCGTGTACCACGATGTTAATTTATCACAACCCTGGGAAGATCCCATTCGTTTTCTAGCGAATGGCACACTGCCTATAGATATATTCTGGGATCCCACGCAAGTTTATCGCCTCGAATTCAGACAAAACAACGGCCAAGTCTCTCCATCCCAAAATGATGCGCTAATCTATGAGGTCGATGACTACGTACCAGGAACGGGTGGCTCAACTCCTGTAAATACCGTGGCATTCCCAACGGGTAATCAGGTAACAAACCCCCAATTTGCTTTGTTCAACGAGATAAACCCAACCACAATAACAGCAGCTGGAACCTACAATATAGCCCCTGGTTGGTTTTTGGATTTGGCGGGGTCTGGTTCTGCTACAATAACTCAAGTTCCATTAACCAGTATTAATCCTACGGTATCCAATGCCCCGTATGCGCTGCATTTAGTGCTTTCAGGATGGGATCCCGATTCGGTAATACTTCGCCAGCGTTTCCAGCAAAGCGGCGTGCTATGGTCAAATATGGCGGTTGCATGCGCTATTACCGCAGCTACGGGAAGCGGATTTTCAACATTAACCGCTAACTTGATAGATAATCTAGGTAATACACTAGCAAACGTATTAAGCGCACCGGTTGTGAATACCACACTGACAGAATATACAGGACATGGCGTTTTAGGTGCATCTATAGATACAACACAACCCCCCGCGGCTTATATTGAATTGCAAATTCCATTATCCAGTAATGCTGATATGTATTTAACCAGCATCCAACTTATTGTTGAGAATCCTGCAATGCCTTTTGAACCCTCATTTACACAAGATTCTGTAAACAGACAAATCGATCAAACATATAATACCGCCTATCCAATAGTACCTGTAGGTACTGTAATTGACTTTGCAGGATTTGTAATTCCTGTACATTTTTTTGAATGTAATGGCGCAACTAAAGATAGAATTATATACAATCAATTATACAGGGCACTCACCACTATAGAAACGGTAGCCTTGACTTCAAGTAACACATTTACCGTAGTCTCCAGTGCTAATTACAGAGTTGGAATGGCAATTGAAGGGAATGGCATACCTGCATCAACGACTATTTCCAATATCTCAGGAACAACGATTACTATATCCCATGCGGCAACTATTACCGCATCATCCGCTATTACATTCTTTGCAGTAGGCAATGGTAATGGATCTACTACATTCACATTACCTGATTTACGTGATTTTGTGATAGCAGGATTAGGAGGATCTCTTTTTTCAGCATCTCATGGTAACGGCGTTGGAGGGGCAGGTGGTGCTGCAACAGTGACATTAACAGGAAGCAATATGCCAAATACCGTGGGTGTTTGCGGCGATGCATCTGGAGGAAATCAAGCATTTACATCAGGGGCTGGTAATAATACGTTTGCTAGCACTTCCAGTACATTTGGACAAGGTGGTGGTGTTGCTACATCCATTGTTCAACAAACCGCTTTAATGAAAAAATGTATTAGGTACGAATAAATAAAAGGACAATAAATGACTACACAATATAATGAAAACTATGATGGTACTATGCCTTTTAGTGATAATTGTGCGCAGGTGGGAATGAGTGCCAATTCAGCCCAAACGGTTACAGTTCCAGGGACTTCAATGATGCAGTATCAAGCCTTATTTTCTTATAATTCTACAGAAAATGTTTATGTAGGCTTAAACGCAACACCCACAATATCCGTTCCTGGATCGGTAGGTACTCAGGCTTATAGTGAATTTAGGCCAGAAAAACGCTATGTTAAAGGTGGGGATGTGCTACACTTTATTACACCTGATACTACCGCTTATTGCGGGGTATCTTTTAGGCAATTACAAGGTTAACCGATTCAGTATGACAAGGATTGTCAGATGGTTTCTACAATTAAATTTAGCCAGTTTGCTAGTGCTGGCGATATAGGCAATGGCGCAACTACTGTGGGTCTTGATGCGACATTGACTATAAATAGTAGGTTCAACAATCCATGGACTTTTCTTCCCTCCGGTACGACAGCGCAACGGCCTGCGCCCTCCGTTGCTATCAATTACCGATTACGTCTTAATACTGATACGCAAACTTATGAATTTTATGATGCGGTTGCTGGGATTTGGACACAATTACTAGATAGTGGATTTACAGGGGTTGTTGTATTAGCTCCAAGTGCCGATCAAACTATTACTGGTGCGCATAATCTTATTATGGCTACGGGTAGCATGATTGCACCCACTATGCTTGCTGGTAATTTATCTTTATCAGGAAACACTTTATCAAGTACTAATTCTAATGGAAATATTAATCTAATTCCTAATGGAACAGGTCAGATATTGGGATTGGGTTCAGTTTCATTTGCACCAAGTCCAGGAATCCAAATACAAAAGATTGGTAATGAGGCAGCATTTACCGCCGGATCGTTTGTAAATCTTGTAGGTAGTGCGCCTAAATTTTATGGATATAAAAGTCGTAGCACATCCATTGGAACCCATGTTGCTGTTCAATCTGGGGATGAATTAACTATATTAACCGCTTTTGGGGATGATGGGACAACATTTAGTCCGGCAGCTCAAATTAGAATATTAGCTGGATCTACGATAAGTTCAGGTATTGTTTCGGGAACCTTACAACTAAATACTGCAAGTAGCTTAGGTGTGATGACGAATGCTTTAAGCATAAGTGATGCCCAAATCGTAACGTTAACAAATCCATTACCTTCTAATAGCGGTGGTACAGGGGTTAATAATGGGGGAAGCACTTTAACCCTGGCGGGTAGTCTTGCCACATCAGGCGCGTTTGCATCCTCATTCACAATGACAGGGGCGACAGCGGTTACGTTCCCAATCAGCGGAACATTGGCAACAACGGCAGGCGTGGCAGCTGGTTTCGTAGCACTTGCGCCATCTGGAATTCAAACGATAACCAACTTTGATCTGGTTGTTCATGGTGTAACGATCGGTAATGGTGCGTTTGCCTCGGTAAATAATCTGGCTGTAGGCCAAGGCGCATTAGCAGCTAACGTAAGTGGTGTTGGTAACGTGGCAATAGGCCCCACAGCTTTGGCTACATTGACCACAGGAAATAGCACGACTGCTGTTGGTAATGCCGCTGGAACCAACTCGGCCTTTGGCGCAAATATTACAACAGGAACACGCAATACGTTCATCGGTAATGGTGCTTCTGGAAATAATGCAGCTGCCTCTGGGGTAATTGCTCTAGGTTGCTTCTCTGTAGCTGATATAGCGACAGGTGCAACCTCTGCTGATAATGGATCGGGTATTGCGATTGGCAGCAGTACAACGCCCGTTGGTTTCCGTGGTGATGGAACGATTTACCCTGGATTCATGGGTGCTGGTGAATGGCGCATGAAGATCAACGATACCTATTATATGATCCCACTACTTGCAGATGGAGCCACATCATTAGGGGCACTGCGTGCCACACAGATTAGTTTCACAACTACATCAGGAATTATTGGATCGGGAACAAATGATAATGCAGCAGTTGGCAGCGTAGGACAATATGTAGAAACCATATTATTATCTTCTGGATCTCTTGTTGCATTAACAACTAATACAGCAACTAATATTGTACAATTAACCTCTTTGCCAGCAGGGGATTGGGATGTTTGGGGCAACTGGTGCCTGGATGTTGCTGGAGCTTCAACGATGTCAATTGTTACAGGATGGATTAGCAGTACCTCTGCAACTCAACCTGATTTGGCATTTCAATCCCGATTAGAAAATCAAACGCTCAACAATTCGGATGTATGTATGGCAATCAGTACAAAACGTTTTTCGTTGTCTTCTCCAACTACAATTTATATGTCCATGTTGGCATCATATACGGGCGGAACTATAAGCGGGTTTGGCGCAATTTATGCACGATTAAGACGTTAGTTAACAGTTTAATTTAGTTATGATAATGTAATTATGATTTTTTTAATTAATATGGAGTCAATGAATGTCAGATACAAAGGTTTTAAGCTTATTAGAATCAATGAAACAACAACTTGCGGGATTTATCGCACAACGCGATCAGGCACAAGTTAATTTTCAGCAATTAATCGGTGCAATTTTTGCATGTGAAACTATTATAAAGCAACATGAGGAAAAAATAGCAGCAGACTTAAAAGAGCAAGGAGAGGGCAATGGCGAAGATGTGGATCAAGGATGCGACTAAAAATAAAGGAAAATTGCATCGTGAGTTAGGGGTTAAGGAAGGGGAAAAGATTCCGGCTAAGAAGTTAGCAAAGGCTGAGAAATCTAAGAATCCTACTATAAGAAAAGAGGCTAATTTGGCGCGTACTTTAAAAGGACTAAAGAAATGAAAAAAGACATGAAAAAAGAAGATAAAAAGAAAATGGATAAAAAAGATGGTAAAATGGACAAAAAGAAATCCAAGAAGGATTGTGGATATTAGGAGCTAGTCATGGCTTATGATGAAACACCAAAAAAGAAAATTGAAGTACGTGATGGGGATAGAAAAGATTATCCTGATCATGATGAACTTATACTGAAAGCAGGTGATTCCGGTGCTTATTGTGAGCGCACTGATATTGCCGAGGAAATAGTGGGTTATCTAGGTGTTGATGATCTAGATAGAATTAGACGTAAGAATTTAAAACACAGGACAAGATAGATTTATAAATTAAAGCAAATGATTTGCTTTATTAAAATTATAAGGAGATTACATAATGACCGTTACAGCACTTGCCCGTAATTTTGACGGCAATCCTAATATTGTAACTATGGTTACAACCAGTTCCAATACTGATATTACAACTGCCGGTTGGTTTACATTACCTTCAACAGTAGCCGACATCGAACTATTACAAAATGGTGATTTTCAAACGGCAGTTACCGATTTATGGCTTATTTATTATGCAACAGGTATCGGATTTTATACCCTTGATCCAAGCACTAACGCTTTTGTCGCTTTATCAGGTAACGCCGGATTATCAACAACCCTATCTAATGGTAATATTTTTGTTGGTAATGCATCAAACGTAGCAACGGGCGTGGCGGTTTCTGGGATTCTTGCTATAACTAATGCAGGTGTTACATCAATCCCATTGCCTTCTGCTGAAATTCTTGTGGGGAATGGTGGTGGTGTCGCGGCTCCTGTTGCGGTGTCTGGTATTGTATCCCTAAGTAATGCAGGCGTTACATCAATTCCTTTAACATCAGCGCATATTCTTGTAGGTAGTGCTGGCAACGCTGCTGCCAGTGTGGCTTTGAGCGGGGATGCTACCATTTCTAACACAGGTGTTTTAACAATTGGTGCGGGTGCAGTGACGCAATCTAAGATTGCGAATAATGCAGTTGACTATGCACAATTAGCACTTGATGTAGCTGCAACAACTACCGTCACATTAACGGCTGCACAAATCAATGGAATGTATGCAACACCAGTTCAGATTCTTGCAGCCCAGGGTGCTGGAAAATTAATACTTATTGATAGCATTCTTTGGGACATCGCTTTTGTATCTGCTCAATATGCATCAGGTGGTGCGATTCAAGCTCAGTATGGCAATACAGTTCATGGGGCTGGATCTCCTGCATCAGCATCGATTGCCGCGGCTACATTAAATGGCGTTGCAGCCAGTGGATTTATAGCCAACGGTTCCGGATCTGCTACTTTAAATGCTCCAGCAACTGTAGAAAATACAGCAGTATTTTTATCTAATGCTACAGGACCATTTACTACGGGTGATAGCACTGTAACTCTCTATATAAGATATAGGGTTGTTACTCCAGCTTAGCCTTATAGGCCTCTTTTGAGGCCTTTTTTCAAGGACTGAAAAATATGGTAGATGATGTTCAATCGTGGATAAAGAAGTGTGAGGGCTTAAAAAATCATACTTATATTGATACCACGGGAAACATAACTATTGGATGGGGAAGGAATCTATCTAATGGAATAAGTAATGATGAAGCAGAATTAATGTTTCAAAATGATTTTAAACGCGCAAGCAAGGAACTTCAACAATATACTTTTTATCAGATCCAACCCATAGGAGTTCAAGAGGCTCTTATTAATATGAATTTCAATTTAGGCATTGAAAGATTTCTAAGCTTTAAGAAAATGATTAAAGCATTACTTAATAAAGATTATACAACCGCAGCCGTTGAAGCACTCGATAGCACCTGGGCAAATCAGGTAGGAAATCGCGCCAAGGACATAGCCGTTATGATTCGCGAGGGAAAATGAATCCAGAGCAAATCGAACATATCAATGTGATTAACTGGTTTACTTTCAACTATCCTGATTTAGCGGATGATTTTCATCACTTTGCCAATGAACGCCGATGCTCCATTCAACAAGGCAGGCTATTAAAACGCATGGGTGTCAAAAAAGGCGTTTCTGATTTTTTCTTAGCGGTTGGCCTTGGCGGATTCCACGGACTTTGGATCGAACTAAAAGCAGGTAAAGGAAAATTAACTAAAGAGCAATTAGAATTTATTATGAGAAAAAGGGAGCGTGGGTATTGTGCCCGCGTGGCTCATGGTAGTGATGAGGCTAAAGAAGCAATATTGTCCTATTTGGATAATCACATAGCTAATGGGTTTTATAATATACCAAAAAACTGTTCATAATCATATCAATTTGTTAGACTCAATTTTGCACATGATTTAATATCCCAGTAAATCATTAAGCCATTGATTTATATAGATGTCGGTTTCTTAGGTCTGATTATTTTATTTCTCAGACCTAATTGCACATTGTCCATCACCATGATATTCATTGCATATTAGACATCTTGAATTTTTAATATCTTCTTGGTGCTGAGGTGCGAATCTATTTGACCATCCTGATTTAATTAAAAATTCATTGTGATCGGCATAACCTAGATCTCTTGCATGTTTGTCCATAGCTTTTTGTATTTCATCAAAAGTGATTAAAGGTTTTTTAATCTTTTCAAGTAAATCTTTTTCAGAAGAATTTAAATCACTATCTGGGAAACAAAAACATTGTGCATTCCATGGTGCATTCATTTTATTACATCTTGTACATAGCCAGGGTTCATTCATTTAATTATCTTCCCTAATCCTTAATTTCAAACACTCACAAAACGCATCAACCTCATCACATTGTTTTTCTTTATCAGTAATAGGCGTTTGTTTTGCAAACATCAAATGACACAATATCGTTAAAACGCAAAGTAACTCTCCGCGTTCTGTCTTGTTATTTTCAATCCATTCTGCCAAACAATTTCCTAAATGGAACAATAAATCCTTTTCTCGTTTTGTTATTTTTCCAAATTCTATGCCATTCATTCAATCACCGCGTCTTTTTGCAACATATCATCTATTACATTTTTAAGTACATTTGATATATTTGCAATTTGTGAATAATCTGCAAAACAAGAAAGCTCAAGTTTATTATTAATAAAAATCTTTAATTCTCTTAGATTTGGTGTTACCGGCCAATAATGTACTCTAATTTCTATCATTTGTTTTTTAATCCTTCTAATGCTTTAGCATATTTCTTTTTAATTCTTTCACTGGCTTGGATGATCTGATTATGATCACAATAATTATCAATCATAGATTGGATTTTTTGACGAATGCGATTTAATTTAGTATTAGCTCCTCTAAATTCCGTTTCAGAGAAATTATGATACATGATAATTAGCTCTTCTTTCGTAAAATCATTCATTATTCACAATCTCCGCATTTTTTACATATACTTCCTAAACGATTGTGCTCATAAAATTCATGATCACAATAATTATCGATCATGGATTGGATTTTTAATTTAAGATTATCCAAATCTGAGCATTCTCCATGCTGCATTTCAGTCAATCGAACACATTTATATAAATTTCTGAGTTCTTCTTTAGTAAAATCATTCATGATGTTTTCTACATTTTGAACATAAATTTATGGAATTAATATCGTGAATTTCAGGACAATCTTGATCATAATACTTATCAATCATGGATTGAATTTTAATCTCTAACTCTTCGTCCCAGTTATTTATACCTGTATAGACACGCAAAGATTTAATTGTTGAAATCAAACTTTCTAATTCTTCTTTAGTAAAATCATTCATAATCAAATATCCACTCGAACATGATCCCTAAAATATTCAGGATCTTCTATAACCCTCTTCATAAGACAAGTATAGCAAACAAGCCAAATTTCTTTATCACGATTAGATGAAAGCTCAAGAAATGCTTTTTTCTTCTCTGATAACCACATTTTATTATTACACTTCGGACAATCAAATGGTTCACAGTGCGATTGATCTTTTGGTGCTTCTGGATAATCACTTATAGGTGGGCATATAATTATTACTAAATCTCTAGACATTTTTATCCTCACTCAAAAATCTTTTTCTTTATCCTCATCCCTTTCTCATCTGGACTAATTACTAACCTTTTGGGTGCATTGGCATGATGCAACATATCCAAAACTTTATCTTTGTCGTGTAAATACATGAAGTATGAAGACGCTTTATCACAATGTTTTCTTACAAATTGACCATAAAATACATATCGTGCTTTTTCAGATGAAGGGGTATAATTCTCTCGTATTTTAATATTCTTGCCGTGCTGATCAATGCATTGATACAAACAATCTACTCTAAAACTATTTTTTGTTCCTGAAACTTCAAAATTTGTCGATGTTACTATAACCTCTATGGTAATGGGTTTTATTATGTCAAGAGAGAGTTTTTTATTGGGATCGATAATCTCAGTTTCACAAATCCGGCAATGACGCGCTGAAATATCATTTTTTACCCCACATTCACTATTAGGACAACTCTTAAACTCAAAATAATAATCACAACGCTTATCGTTAATTATACCAATGCACCGTCTTGCATGCTCCGTGTTAAACGTCATGCATTGAGGGCATTGGATAACAAAGGACTTATCTTTATCTATGGTTTGTTTAATAGCATCATTTATGATTGGATCGTCAAAATCTTGAAATCGGCTTATATTTTGGGCATAGTCAAGAATTAAACACTCTTTCTTTCCTTCATTAAGACGCAATCCACGTCCTATTCCTTGTATGTATAGTAATAAGCTACTCGTAGGTCTTAACCATGCAATACAATCAATCGCTGGAACATTAACTCCAGTTAATAGACAATTAACACTTATGAGATATTTTATTTTTTTATTTCTAGCTAATGTTAATGAATCATTTCTTTCATCACTATTTGTTTCTCCTAATATAATTCTAGCTGAATTTTCAGGCAACGCATTTAATGCTTCATAACAGTGTGCTTTCGTACTGCAAAATATGATACATACGTTTCTACTTTCCATAATATTATTTACTTCCTGTAGAATTTCCCATGTTAATCTTTTTTTACTATCAATCACTGATTGTAAATCAGAACTTTTAAAGTCACCTGCTTTTATCTTACATTTACTAAAATCAAATGATTCTGTTTTTGGCAATTCAAATTGAGGATTTACAAGGTATCCTTGATCAATAAGATATTGAGTAGATATGTTTCCAACCTTAGTTTTAAATAATGCGTTTTCTCCAACAATAGAATTATTTCCACGAAAAGGGGTTCCCGTCATTCCTAAGACACGCATTTGCGAATATTCTTGTTTATAATGCCGCAATATTCTAATAAAAATCGAATTATGCATTGTGTAATTAATTAAATGAGCTTCATCAATAATAATAATGTTGAATTTAATTTGAGCTATTGGATGATTATTTTTTAAAGCACTTATCAAGGATTGAGGAGTGGCAAATATTACATTTTTATTGTAATTTTTGTCTGATAATGAAGCACAAAATATAGATGGCTTTCCATTTATATCTTTATAAGCATCCGAATTATTTCTGACAAGCTCGGAGCTACTAACTAGACATAAAACACGCTTATTTAATTTATCAAACCGATTTGCAATACTCCCAATAAGATAAGATTTTCCACCACCAACAGAGCATTCAAGCAAAACAGGATTGTCATTTAATTTTAGAGCATCAAAAGATTCTTGTATGGCTTGCTTTTGATATGGTCTTAGTTCCATCTATTGCCTTCCAGATATGCAATCGCTTTTTTTAATAGTTCAGTTGAATCATTAAAAACTCCAATTCCAACATTACACGCAGCACATAGAAGACCCCTTACATTCCCTGATTTATGGCAATGATCAATCGCCAATCTTTTTAATTTCCCTTTAAATTTTGATGTTTCTGGCTTTCCACAAATTTTACATAAATTATTTTGTCTGGCTATTAATTCTTTATGTTGTATATCATTTAATTTATATTTTGAAAGGATGAAAGATTTTTTAGACATTAATGATGAACAATTTTTACATTTAGGATACTTTTCTTTCATTGAACCAGAGCTAAAATAGAGCATTTCTAAGTCATTTTTACAAATGGCACATTTCAAGAACAAACTATTCTTTCTTGAAAAAATTATATGATCTCCCCTTTGAAGTTTTAAACGCTCTTTTATACAGAACATACAAGATAAATAGGTTTGTCTTTTCCCTTTTATTTCTCTTATCGTTAGTCTTATTTGATCGTAAGATAAATTTCCATGATTCTTACACCGCTTTAAAATATATCCAGTTGATTTATTTTCATTGTCATATTTTAATTTGCTTTTAATCATTCTGATTTCTTTTTTTAATGTTTTTACGCATTCTTTGCATCGGCTATCCCTTTTTTCAGATGATTTGGACTGTAAATCAAAATTCTCAATTTTTTGTTCTAAATTACAAATTCTACATACTTTCATTATCACTCCTCTAGTGAACCTCATTAGGAACCAAGCCAACAGAATGAGGTATTCTGCTTTCGACCGCCGTCTAGGCTTGGTTGTACTTTAAATTAAATATTTTTCATGCAAATAATCATAAATTAAATCCACTTCATCTTGGGTCATTCTTCAATCTCAATTGCATCGGGAATACAAAAATGGGTAACATTGCAAACTCGTATATTATCTAAATATAAAAACTCATGACGTAAATAATGACCAACTTCCAGTCTTTGCTCGCCATTATTTTCAGTTAGTAAAAATAATTGAAGCCCTTCAATAGGCCGATATTTCTCTGCATTAATCCATTTCATCTTTACACCCATCCAAAACCCATTGAATAGCCTTTTGATGCCCTTCAATTGCCTCATCCCATGTACTGTACCTATCGCAGTACTCATCAAGATGCAGGTCACCGTCATTAAAAACCATTGTTTCAAATATCAATGGCAGGCCACCAAGATAATTATGATCAATCCCAAGCCAAATAGTAGATATCCACTTTCCATTAACTGTATCTTCCTTTAAATTCTTATTATTGGTTATCATCATATGTGTTAACTGCTCTGCCCATTCAACTACATCACAAGGCCTGGTTGTATGATCATCATTTAAATAATAAAACACATTCATTTATGACATTCCTTATTTATTAATAAAAATCCATATCAAAATATTTATCCCCATACAAAGCATGCCTGCTATTAATGAAGGTAATTTCCAATATATCGATACGGGTACTCCAATACATATTGAAGCAATAACATAAATCCATTCATTCATTTATGACATACCTTATTAAATTTGCACATTTTGCACTTGAAATATAATGGGCTTCCGTTAATCCTTGGTGGCTCAATATTAGCCGTAGAAATCATCAATGCTTTATCCTCCAACGATTTATAAAACTCTTCATCAAATAACACCAATTCATCGGATAAATCACTATTATCCTTATTTAGTACAAGTATATATGCACTATTGATACCGCTCATGCCCATATAGGATTGAACTTGTGCATAATATTGAGGATTCCAAGACTTTACTCCACTCTTGACAAATATTTTAAAGCTTGCGTCTTTTGCTGTTTTAATCTCAATAATGGCTTGAATCGTAGAATTCTTAATCCAAACTGAATCAAGATGCCCTCTAAAAATATCTATTGTCTTAGATTTAAGATCGTACCATCTCCTTACCACCTCAATTCCTGCATCATCAAGCCAATCAAGAATTAATCCCTCTAAATGCTTACCTATTACCCATGTGCGTCTAGTTTTAGTTGCAACCGATTCCGCAATAGTCCCCTTGTATTCATACCAAATTTGACGCAAACAATCAGATCCAATGATTGACGCCCCTATGTAATCCCTAGACTCATTAATATCATGAGCCTGGGATTTATCGATTAACCTGGTTAATGTATCTCTAGTCATTTACTATCCTAAAAAAATGGCTTACGGCCATTACTCGTGTCTATGGGAAGCCACCAGACCCCTTGTTATGGAATCGAACCACCAACTTGCGCACCAGTTCTCGACAAACGATCGGGAATCGAACCCGCAGCCTAAAAAGGAATGTCGTTCTCATCCTCAACCTTAGCACCAGCATTCCTGCTAAACGCACTATCAAGTGGATTATTGGAAGTATTAACATTGTTATGGGTAATAACAATGCTAACTCCCGTTTCACATTTAAACCCTTTAGCATCATGAATCTCAGCAACCCAATTGTATTGTTTTCCCTCATTATTAGGCTCTGTCTCACGAATTTTAATACCCGCAGCTTTACTTACAAATACCATTAAGTCCTGGTCTGTAGGTTCACCAGAATGCTTTGGCTTCACATTATAAAGCTGATAGATGAGTTTCAGCATATTCAAAGCTTTATGGCGTGTTTTATCTGAATCCTTAGCCTTTGGATCGCCATAAACTTTAAGCTTTTGATTGACATTTGCTCCTTTAAAATCTCCGTCTGTTAATATCCAGTCAATACTTAAGTACTTATTGCCCTGATATTCAGCATGGATAAAAGATTCAATACGTGCTAATGCCATGGTTCCGTCTGGTATGTGCGTGAAACTCTTTGCAAACGCATCTTGCTCACTTCCTGTGATCTCGCCCAAATCGCTCTCCCAAAATCCGCTCATGATTTAACCTCATTTTCTTTAATGTGAAATAGAGCTTTAACAGCCCACATAATGCTTTGCTCAAGATTTGTCATTGCTAATGAGATCTCTCTGGAGGATCCAATTTCAATAAATTTATCCTCCAATTGCTCGGCAAGAGATTTAATTTCCATTGAAAATTCATGAAGCGTTTCATCTGTGTTATATCGTTTTCTAAATGTATCTGCCATTCTTTATTCCTCATCGTTATAGTAAGATTCAACAGCCGTTTTAACCAACAATAAATCATTGGGTATAAAAACCTCCGAAAACATATCAATAGGCGATTTAGCCAAATAATCCCCATCATCTTGTGTTTGAAACAAATACTCACCATCCACAATACGTGAGTGCAAGACTGTAGTGAACAACCCTTCCAAGGTTATCTTTTCATCCAACATCTTACCAATGGTTTTAAGCTTTGACCTTCCCGTTACATCCATGTCGCTATGAGCCAATATAAAAGTAGTTAACGATGCCCTGGTTCCCGTTGTACAGGTGTTCATAGTAGCCCAGCCATGGTGGGCAAGCTCACTAAACTTCTCAAATCCTTTCTCCGTAGCCCGCTTAATAAACTCATAAGATAAAATATATTGCCAGTCATCTATAATCAGCGTGGTTATATCTTCACGCTCTTTATTAACCATCTCAATACAACGCACAACAGTCGCCCAATCATGGGTTGTAAAATAATTGCCCGTCATATTTTCTTTGGTTACTAGCGAGTAATTCTTCTTAAAACCCCTGAATGGCAGGGGCTTGTCAAGAACATTAATGATAAATGTAGATTTAGGATCAAGGTGTCTCATGGCGGTCGACTTTCCCGATCCGCTCTGACCTATAATAAGAACTGTATTGCTCATGGCTATACCCTCGCCTTAATCGTAACAGATGCTTTACCAGGCTTCTTATCAATCAATTCAATCAAAGCATCACGTACTTCAACAGGAGCCTCAACAAGGTACTTATCGCATAAACGCTTATCAATGGTATAGGATATGGATTCTTTTATAGGGTTAAATTCAGATGGGATCCTATAATCTTCAGATTCATAGGCTTTTTTATTTAATGAATAGATGAATGGCGTTTTAACTTCCAATTTCCACATACCATATTCATAAGTTTTTTGACCCTCATGTTCATGATCAAGCGCACCTATAATTTGATTGGTTAATTCTTCTTTTCGTACTATTAATTTTGCTATTCGTTTATTAATACTATCTAGCTCTTTGATTCCTTCAACAAAACATTGCTCTTGCTCATTCTCATTATATTCTTGCATTGTGTACCCCTTTTACTTTATTTAGTTTGCGTCGGGTTTGACGTAGAAACAGTTTATAATAGTTTTTGCGTTATTGCAAGCTTTAATATAAACTATTTTTGAATTAATAAAAAAAGGGGTACAAATGACACCGCAAGATGTATGGGATTATTACAAAAGTAGTTATCGGTTTGCTAAAGAGACAGGAATGTCTAATTCATCATTAATTAACTGGACAAAATGGGGGTTTGTACCGGAGGATTCGCAATATAAGTTAGAGCGTTTAACCAATGGGGTATTAAAGCATGAACCAAAAAAACAAGAATTGCCTTGTGATGTCCTGGCATTCATGGAATTAAAAGGGAAAATTGTTAAGTTGATGTTTTGGTTTACCAATAAATATACGCATCTTTATCCAGAGACAGGACATATTTTGATTAATGTTTTGGATACCTGTTTAAAAGAGGCTAAATTACAAATGAATATTAAGGAGTAAAAATAAATGAGTTTATTTATGGAATCATTTCATTTTGTTGCTGAAATTTTATACTATATTAATCCTGTTATGATGATGATAGCTTGTTGTTTATGGATTTCACTTTATTCAAAATCCAATAGGTATCAAGATAAAATAATTATGCGTTGTTATGTATTAGAACGTCAAATTGAGGTGATCTTAGAGAATTATGTAATTGACAAACGTGAAATAGAAATGTTTGAGCGTCTTAGAAAAATGTATGAATAAGGAATGACAATGAATGTAACAACCAAAGAAACAATAAAAGTGGCTAGAAAAACATTAAATTTTTACATTGATTTCCTTGATCGCATCTTAAAAGATTTAAATAGGTCTGATGATGAAAAAATAGGGCGTGCAGTTTTAGCTATTACTTGTATCCATGTATATTTTAACCAACGTTTTAAAGAGGATATGGAAAAAATGATTCAAGATTTTCTAGCTACTCAATCCCATTGAAAAGGAGGAATCATGCAAAATGATTTGCGTACTAAATCTCAACAATTATTAGAAGCTTTAGCTAATTCAATTCATGATAGAACAGGAGGTCATGTTTCAAGTGCGGCTGATATGCATCCATTTTGTTTTAGTGTTACTGAGGTGAATATCGTTGAGGAGTGGTTAAGTGATATCATAGAAGAGTTAGAAAAGCCCGTATAAGGACGAATAATACGGGCTTTGTGCCTTTCAACAAACATAACGGAAGTTAATCATGAAAATTTACAACAGTAACAATCAACTTACAACAGGAGAACTATAGCATGAGTGATTTTTTAATAGAAGTATTTGGATAAAAAGGTTATTTTATAGGAATTGAGGCATCCTGCCTCTGGTCAAAATTTAAATCGGCGTAAATGTGGAAGTTTGGCGACAGAAACATTTACTTTTTACAGTTACTTAAAGCGCTTCCGTTGTTTTAAGTATTTCTAACGGGTTCATTATACCATGTCAAGTTCAAAAGAAAACCCTATTTTACTTAATCGCACTGATTATATCCGTTACCTTCAACAAGAAGGTCAACGCAAAGGTATTCATAAATCTCCTAATTTTTACTCTGAATTAATTAAATTTATAAATTCACCTCAAGGCCAAGAAGGTCTTAATAAATTCATTCATTTAAATCCCAAGCGAGTCGGCGTTACTGTCATCTCATCTATTAACCCTTTTAGAAGAGCATTCTAATCATGAGTATTTGCGCAACAAATTGGGCTTGGAGCCTACAAGACATTACATCCACAGAAAAATTAATTCTTCTTTCTTATGCGGACAGAGCAGGAGAAAGCATGGAGGCATGGCCATCTAAAATGAGATTACACTTTGATACGGGATTGTGTTTAAACACCATCGACAAAGGACTTAAATCTCTTACAAAAAAAGGAAAAATAATAAAAACCGGAGAAACAAAAAATCAAGTTCCAGTATACAAATTAATCGGCGTAATTCCTCGCGAAGAAACCAATAGGAACCCACATAAAAAACAACCCCCCCCAAAAACAACCCCCCCCAAAAATGGGGTGAGTACACCCCCCAAAAATGACCCCCCTACCCCCCCCAAAAATGGGATACAGAATCATCATTTGAATCATCAAAGGAATCCAAAGGGAGAAGACCTTATTTTTTCTTCTTTTTCTGATTTTAAAAACTATGTTACCGTCCTAGTTTCCGAAACTAAGAAACAACCTTTGGAAGATTTAGTTGAAGAGGTTTTATATTATTCAGAAGAGTTCAAAAACAAGAGATTACCTATTGAATCTGTAAAAATGGCAATCCCTCTTATAAAGAATGGAAAATGGAAAACCCCTCATGGATTTAAAGGATTTAGCTTTAAATCTATTGTAGAAAAAGAGGAATCTTACGAACGTAAAAAACAAGAACAAATCATCGAAGATGGAAAAATGGCAAGACAAATAAAGGAAGTTATTAAATCAGGTGGTAATTATCAAAGTCTCAAGGAAAGACTTCAAAACTATAGGGAAAATTTAAATGCCAACCCCAGAACAATGCAAGAAAAAGCTATTTAATTTAGGAGTTAAACTTGGCGTTTCCCCTAGATTAATATCAACAAGACTCTTGAGTGTTGAGGACAAAAAGGATATGTTACAAGGTCTTATTTCAGATGATGAGCTTGAATGTCATGTTTTAGTCTGGAAAGAAAGAGGAATGTACAGTTACGCAGATGGCTCAAATTTGCGTTATACGTCACCCAAAGAATTACCTATGCGAAGGTATAGGGGTAATGGCAAAAATAGCTAGAAATTGAGTTTTGGCCTATTAAAATGGATTTTATTAACTAACCAGGAAGTTATTCAATGCAACAGGGTAAAGTAAAGTGGTTTTCGGAAAGCAAGGGTTTTGGATTTATTGAATCTCAGGGTAAGGATTATTTTGTGCATTACAAAGAGATTCAATCAGAGGGATTTAAGACGCTTCACGATGGTGATAGCGTGTCCTTTGAGGGAGTTGCAACACCTAAAGGCAATAGTGCATTAGGTGTTAAAGTGATTAAAAGCTAGACTTTCTTTTTGATTTGCAGCAGGTGCAAAGGTCAGCTTTAGATTGATAGAAACATCCTTTAATTGGGTTATAATTCATCAAAAATTGATGGCCTTTAAGCATACATTTTAAACGTTTAAGCATTCCTTGCTCCTATGTTATTATCCTGCTCAATAACCCTATCATAGCTTGCTAAATAACTTCTACAAAAATCTGCAAAGGATTCGGCAGCATAAGGATGTATTGGCTCATCACATACCAGAGATTGACCGTCTTCGCCGTCTATTTCGATCTTAAACCCCTGTTTATTAGAGCGCGAAACCCATACATCCAAACCCTGTGCCATCAGCTCGTATAGAGTTATGTTTGAGATTGTTTTCATTTTTAGTTATCCTCCATGACATGTTTTTCTAATAATTTAACCAGTTTTTTAGCTCCATGAAAAAGCTCATACATATCTGTCTGTTTTAATACTATCTTTTCTTCTGTATCGCTTACGTCCATGTGCGTTCCGGTTAGATAGTTCATTTTTACGTGATAACATCCTCCGTCAAAGTCGCCGTCATGCTCAATGTCTATGTTATATTTAAATGCTAAGTCTAGTATGTTCATGTTTAGTTACTCCTATAGTCGTAGGCAGCTTTTACGCTGCCTTAAGTTTTGTTACAAACAAACATCTGAAAGTTTGTGTCTTATAAATCCTTTTGGACAATATCCTTCCATTGGTACGCTACAATCGTTCATATCTGTTAAGTTTTCCCATGATAAATAATAATCTTTAAATTCTTTAAATTTTTCTTCGTAGATATCTTCGCTTATTGTCCTATTTAAAAACACATAATCTACTTGCGGTATATCGTATCGCCTGTTTGTATATTCATAGCTATCGGTCATACCATCGAAACGTCCTAGCTTATATTTTGAGGTTATTTCCTCCACCATAGCCGTGGTTACACCATTAACCCAATTAATACGCACGCTGTTATAGTCGCTCGTAACGCTAAATTTTATTTTAGGAAAAGCTCTTTTTAATTCTGATTTTATTATTCTACCGATACTCATTTTCTTTATCCTCATTTTGTTAGTTGATAAAGCGACCTTTAGGCCGCTCTGTCTCTTTTTCTATCCCATAATTTAGAAACTGCTTTGTCGTGTAAATCATTTAAAAAATCAAACGCCTCTTTATCTGTATTACTTACTAATAACGCAGTATTCAATAAATCTTCATATTCTTTGTGTAGCAGCATTTCAATTATTTCTTGTTTCATTTTTCATTTCCTCTTGTTAGTTGATAAAGATATAATATACCAACATTTATTATATGTCAACACTTATTATATAAAATAATTTAATACATGAGTTATTAACTGAATTTGTGGATAAGTTTAGGTTGTGGTATTGTTATATTGCTTTATTATTAATCGATTAATAATTATTCACATGGAGTGATGACAATGAGAGAATCAAGAACTGGTGTAACGGATTACACTACTGATTATGCGGATGAGGGCAATACGCATTATAACGGTGTGCCCTCTATGTATGGTAAATTAGTTGAGGAACAAAATCGTGAACAACCACAATATTGTGAGCCTGGTGAAGCGGGTGGTGAATTGCGCGGTGAGAAGCGTAATGAACAAGCTGGTCCATAATTAAAGGTATCGACACTATAATGGCAGATCAAGTCTATAATGAGGCAATGTGTGAAATAGCAGAGCAATTACTCTCCAAGGGGAAAAGTATTGCGCGTGTTGCTACTAATCTGAGTGTTTGTCGTGACACGATCTATGACTGGCGCGATAAACACCCTGAATTTGCACGTGCTCTGCAAAGAGGAAAAGACGCGTGTCAGGCGTACTGGGAAGATATAGGCGAGCAAGGCGTTAAAGGTGAGATTGATAAATTTGCTGGCACATCTTGGATGTTCACGATGAAAAATAGATTTCGATCTGACTATAAAGAAGAAAAACAAGAGCCTACTTTTAATGAATCCTTGGTCGAAAAACTAATAGATAGGCTGGTTGAATGATGGATATACGTTTATATGATACAGATAATTTAGAGAGGAATATTATTGGAGCACTCTTGTTAGACGGATCGCTAATTAAAATATCAAAAGAAATAATAAGTTCCGATCATTTTGCCAGCTCAGTTCTAGAACATTTATACCAAGCTATTTTATCCCTTGATAAAAGAAAGGTGGCAATAGATGCTGTAATGGTTATCAGCGCAATAAATGCAAATGATATCGATCTCCAGGTTAATGAGATTTATATCTATGAACTTGCAATTAATGCTGGGTCTTGCTCTAATTTTATGGACTACTGTAATGAATTACATAGAATAAGATTACTTGATAAATTTATAGATAGGCTCGTTGAATGATATTTGAAGATGCACTCGCACAGTTAAGATTAGGTAAGAAAATAAAACATCCTTCAATGGATGAGGATGTATGGTTTCAAGGATGCTATGTTTCTATCATGGGTTCAAAAATTGATACTGTATCTATCGTAAAGATGAAAGGAGAATACGAACATCCTGATATGAGACCTTCTTTTAAAATTAAATCATGTAAACATGGTCATACGCCTCAATTAGACTTGTTTCTTGTTATGTCGGATGAGTGGGAGGTTTTTGAGTGACATTAGAGCGTTGTAACCATTGCGGAAAATTGTTTAAAAAACTTAACGAATCCAATAACTGCGAGCAATGCGTTCACCTATTCTATTTAACTCAAAAGATTATGAATCAATATAACTCGGCTTTAAAAGGACTGGCTAATAGATAATTCAAGGATAAATTCAATGAATGAAGGGACTCAAAAGCTATCATTCAAAGACAGCGCAGCTGATTTAATAGCCGTATTCGGTGGAAGCTGGACATTTATTTTTTCATTCGTAGTATTTTGTGCAACATGGATATTATTAAACCTCTATTATTTCTCATTTGATGTGTACCCATTTATCTTACTTAACTTGATTCTATCCTGTATTTCTGTATTTCAAGCACCCTTCATACTTATGACCCAAAACAGGCAAGCACAAAAAGACAGGGAGCATATTGAAAGCGATTATGCCGTGGATGTATTGGCAGAAGCTGAGATTAGGCAATTGATTAACAAAGTTGATTCTATACTTGCATTCATTGAAAGCAGGAAGTAAATGTCAGAAGATAAACTCATACGTATACTCAAATCCCTACCACTCTTTGCCCAAAACTTCCTCATTATCCACGATAAACTCGGTGTATCAAGACCATTGAAATTTAATCGCGCGCAAGAATTTATCCATCAACGGGTTGAAGCACAACGCGAGGCTACGGGTAAAGTTAGGGCTTTAATATTAAAAGGACGCCAGCAAGGTTGCTCAACTTATGTGCAAGCACGATTCATTCATAAGATTGTTACCCGTCGCGGCAAAAAAGGATTCATCCTAACCCATTCATCCGATGCAACACGCGCAATTTTTGGAATGACCAAGCGTTATAGCGAACATTTACCCGCAGAATTTTTCCCCCGACCCGACAAATGCAATGACAATACATTAATGTATGATGGCATTGAATCGGGTTATCGCGTAGGGACTGCGGGTAATGCCGAGATAGGTCGCTCTATGACTAACCAATATTTGCATTTATCTGAGTATGCATTTTACAAGGACGCTGCGCGTATTAGCATGGGATTATTGCAAACCGTTGCTGAGATGGAGGATACGGAGGTTTTTAAGGAATCAACGGCTAATGGTATTGATAATGATTTTTATAGCGATTGGCAAGAAGCAAAGAATGGTGCAAGCCGATATCAGGCAATCTTTGTGCCCTGGTATTGGCAGGATGAATATTGTATTGACGATCCTAACTTTGTGCCTACCGATGAGGAAATTGATTGGCTTGAACAGTTCGGACCTAATGGCCTTAAACCCGGGCATTTGAACTGGAGGCGTATTAAGCTACAAGACTTTAAGGGCGATACGGAGCAAAAATGCCGAAAGTTTCGGCAAGAATATCCGTTTACCGATGTTGAGGCATTCCTATCATCTATTACTGATACGTTTATCCAAGTGGAGCATGCAATACGCGCCCGAAAAAACAAAGTGGACAGTCAATCAAACCTGGTTATAGGAATTGACCCAGCTCGCATGGGTGATGACCGTACCGCCATTATCAGGCGCAAAGGCAGACGCGCATATAATCTTGAAACGCATTACAATATTGATACGATGCAGCTAGTTGGTATAATAAAGCGTATGATAG